CATCTTTTAAAAGAGGTGAAAGAAGTCAGGGAACTTAATCCTGATGGACCTTACAAGAAAATTTTACGTGAACAAAAGGGGATTAGTATTTAATGGATTTTTTGAAAGAAATTGTAAAAGAGATTGGCGATGACTACACCAGACTCGCAGCAGACATCGACGAAAAAGAAGAGTTCATCGACACAGGTTCGTACATCTTTAACGGACTGGTTAGCGGTTCCATTTTTGGTGGTGTATCTGGCAATAAGATTACTGCCATCGCTGGTGAAAGCAGTACTGGGAAAACTTTCTTCTCCCTCGCAGTTGTCAAGAACTTTCTGGACAATAATCCTGACGGTTACTGCCTTTATTTCGATACTGAAGCTGCTGTTAATAAAGGATTACTTGAGTCTCGTGGTATAGATATGAAACGCCTAGTGGTGGTAAATGTTGTCACCATTGAGGAATTCCGTACCAAGGCACTTAAGGCAGTTGATATATATCTTAAGACATCTGAAGAGGATCGCAAACCTTGTATGTTTGTGTTAGACTCTTTAGGTATGCTTTCAACAGAGAAAGAAATTAGAGACGCATTGGATGATAAACAAGTTCGAGATATGACCAAATCTCAACTTGTCAAGGGAGCGTTCCGAATGCTAACTCTAAAGTTGGGTCAAGCAAACATTCCACTTATAGTTACAAATCACACTTACGATGTTATCGGCTCTTATGTCCCAACTAAAGAAATGGGAGGAGGCTCTGGTCTCAAATATGCCGCAAGTACGATCATTTATCTCACTAAAAAAAAGGAAAAGGATCAGAAAGAGGTTATTGGAAACATTATTAAAGCTAAGACGCATAAATCAAGACTCTCAAAAGAAAACAGAGAAGTAAACATACGTCTCTATTACGATGAAAGAGGATTAGATCGCTATTACGGACTCCTAGAATTAGGAGAACTTGGTGGCCTGTGGAAAAATGTTGCTGGACGCTATCAGATCAACGAAAAGAAGATATATGCTAAAGAAATTCTTAAGAATCCTACCGAATACTTCACAGATGATATAATGGAGAAGTTAGATAGCATTGCAAAGGAATACTTCTCATATGGAACGAATTGAAACAACTATTCTCCGTAATCTTGTATTTAATGAAGAGTATTCTAGAAAAGTAATTCCTTTTATACAACCAGATTATTTTGAGCAAAAATCTGAGAAAATTATTTTCCAAGAGATTACTCATTTTATTGTTAAATATGGATCAGCAATAACTGTAGAAGCTCTTAATATTGAAATTGAGAATAGGACTGATCTTAATGAAGGTGAGATTAAAGAAACTAGAGATATATGTAATACATTAACTGATACTCCTGCAGATCAATCTTGGTTGGAGGATACTACTGAAAAGTGGTGTAGGGATCGTGCCATCTATCTTGCATTGATGGAATCTATACATATTGCAGATGGCAATGATGAAAAGAAGAATCGTGATGCCATTCCAACTATACTTTCCGATGCTTTAGCAGTTTCTTTTGATAATCATATCGGACACGATTATCTTCAGGATTATGAAGAAAGATACCACTCATATCACAGGAAAGAAAGTCGAATTCAATTCGACCTTGAATACTTTAACAAGATTACGAAAGGAGGTCTCCCAAATAAGACTCTCAATATCGCTCTTGCAGGTACTGGTGTTGGTAAATCTCTTTTTATGTGTCATCTTGCTTCTTCTGTACTTTTAGAAGGTAAGAATGTTTTATACATCACTCTTGAAATGGCAGAGGAAAAGATTGCTGAAAGAATAGATGCTAATCTTTTAAATGTTCCTATTCAGGATATAACAGACTTGCCCAAACCTATGTTTGAAAGTAAGGTAAATAATATTAGCAAGAAAACACAAGGAACTTTAATTATAAAAGAGTATCCTACTGCATCTGCTCATTCAGGACATTTTAAAGCATTGTTAAATGAACTTTCATTAAAGAAATCCTTTAAACCTGATATAATATTCATCGATTATCTTAACATCTGTGCTAGTTCACGATATCGTCAAAACACCTCTGTCAATTCCTACTCGTACATCAAAGCAATCGCAGAAGAACTACGGGGTCTCGCAGTTGAGGCGAACCTTCCGATTGTATCTGCCACTCAAACTACTCGTAGCGGCTACGGTAATAGTGATGTTGACCTCACTGACACCTCTGAATCTTTTGGACTCCCTGCTACTGCTGACCTTATGTTTGCCCTTATTTCTACAGAAGAGTTGGAAGCATTAAATCAAATAATGGTAAAACAACTAAAGAATCGCTACAATGATCCTACAATGTTTAAGAGATTTGTTGTTGGTATTGATCGTGCCAAGATGAGACTATATGATGTTGAGCAAAAGGCACAAGATGATATAGTTGATAATGGTAAAGAAGAGGAGTATAATCCAGAAGAAAAGAAACCTAAAAAATCATTTGCTGGATTTAAATTTTCATGAATGATATACAAGTTCGTGATAATTTTTTAACACAGACTGAGTACGAAGCATTATATAATGTTTTTAAGTCTAATAAAGTTAGTTGGTATTATGATGATTTTGTTAATTCTCCAGTAGATGATGATAGTGACTATAATTTTCAGTTTGTACATCCAATGTATCATTATAATGATAGTGGACCTCTTTTTTTAGATGATTCTGATAATTGGCATAAACGTTTACGTTTAATTAAATCACCATATAAAAAATTAATAGATCCAATATTATCTAAGTTGAATGTTGAGATTTTACTTAGAATGAAATTTAATATGAATACAAGGACAAATGAAATAATTAAAAGTAATTTTCATGTAGATATTGGTACATCTCTTCCATACCAACAGCAAAGGAAGTACTTAGATTCAAATCCTAATGAATATAAAATTGCTATATTTTATCTTAATAGTAATGATGGATATACATTATTTGAATGTGGTAGGAAGATAGAATCTGTTGCTAATAGGGTGGTTATTTTTGATGGTAAATTAAAGCATTGTGGTACTTCATGTACTAATCAAAAAAATAGAATTGTTTTAAATATTAATTATATTGACAGACCTGAAAAAAATAGATTCCAGTTGAATATTAATTACCATTGACAAAAACGAATATTAATATTATAATATTAGAAATTGGAATAGAGTTGTGACTTTAAGAACATATACAATTGAAAAGAAAAACGAGCAGCATAATCAAGAGTGGAGTTGGGAAGAAACTCCTGAAGTTTTAGCAGCATTAGAACAACTAAGAAAATCTGAACAAGCAACAAATGACTAATCAAGTTGACACGCAAAAATATACAGAGTTTGTAGATGCAGTAACATCTCAAGAATCTAAGGATTATATTTCTTTTAATTCTAGATGCTTTGGAATACAATCAGAAGAAAGTGGTGATGGACTTCCTGTACATCGTTTATTAACTGCTGCTCTTGGCATTTGTGCTGAAGGTGGTGAGTTTACTGAAGTAGTAAAGAAGATTGTTTTTCAAGGTAAACCAGTTAATGAAGATAATATTTTTCATATGAAAAGAGAACTTGGAGACATTATGTGGTATGTTGCTCAAGCGTGTATGGCACTTGATACAGACTTCAATGAGATCATTGAAATGAATGTAGAGAAGTTAAAAGCAAGGTATCCTGGTGGTGAATTTGATGTCCATTATTCAGAAAATAGGAAGGAAGGTGATTTATAAAGAGAACATTAAACCTATAACTACTTATGAAAATCGCATTAATGATGGTGCGTTGTGGATTGGGATATAGAAGTTAAACTACACGAACTAGAAATGAGTGTAATTATTTACCAAGAACATTGTGAATATCTTGAAAAAGAGAATGATGATTTAAAAGAGCAAGTTCTCTTTTTAAAGCAACAACTTGAATATAAGACTATGGGAAAACCAATAGGGGAAGAATAATGAGTGGAGATCCATCATTAAAAGATCCAGTTATCTTTTATAGTAAAGAATTAACTAAAACAAAACTAGTTCTTTTATCTCTTAAAGGAATTAAATTAAATTATGTAGAAGAGGAGCAAAATATTAATGGAAAAATTCTTAGATCTACTTATTGATGAATTTAAAAAAATAAAAAGAGTTCGTGGAGATTTATTTGCGAATTTTTTGTCATTTGTGCAATTATTTTTAACAGATAAAAAAGTTGATAAATATAAAGAGAACATTTTAAAATATATTGTTGCGAATAAGTCGCAAATACAGTTAAGGCTTAAGCAGAACTGATGAAATCTTTCTTACAATTTTTAACGGAAACCTCTGCATCTCAACAAGCAGCTAGATTGGGATTGGAAGGTGATGGTCATGGTGGATGGTATGATAGAAAGACTGGTGAGTTTACAGCAAAGACAGAAAAGGGTACGTTAAAGTTTTATAATAAGAGACAGGTAGTTGGTGGTAGAGATCCAAAACAATCTGAACAAGAAAAGAATTATTCATCACCTAATACTCAGGTTCCTCCCGAAGGACAACAAGCACCTCCTCCAGAGCAACAGGTACAACCTACTCCAGAAGAAATAGCAGCACAAGAAGAACAAGCTGCAGCAGAACAACAACAAGCAGATATTCAATCTCAACTTCAGAGTCCAGATTTGCAGGCAGGTCCTCCACCAGTTCCTAAGACAAGAGGAACATTAACTCTTGCATTTGGTAGATTTAATCCACCACACGCAGGACATGGACAGTTAATGGATATTGCAGCAGAATCTGCAGCAGAAACTGAAGGTGATTATATAATTGTTCCTTCTCGTAGTAATGATCCTAAAA